GTTTGTCGTCGAGTACTTAGCCTGTGCCAACGGCGCGGAGGCTGCTAGGAACGCGGGCTACAGCGAACGCACGGCAAAAGAGATGGCAGCAGAGAACCTCACCAAACCTAACATCGTTGAGGCAATTGAGGCTAAACGGAGCGAATTGATGCGGGATACAGAGGACAAAGTGCAATGGCTGATCCAGCGCCTCGAGGCAGAAGCGACCAGCGATGAGAACAACGAGGCGACAAGAGTTCGCAGTCTCGAGCTGTTGTTGAAGGTTCATGGTGGATTCGCTCCAGAAAAGACCGAAGTAACCAGTTACGAAGCGACCTTTCTGGCTGATTTGGACGAGGACTCAGTCCAACAGCCCAATCAAATCAACGAGTTACATTGAAGGTGTCAAACCTTATGAAGGTTCGGCACCAATCTGATGGTCAAAATCGGGCCGACTACTGTACGGATATCCAGGGCGGGGAGGTAGCAGATGGAGCCAAGTGCCGCGGCAAGACTATGCAGTTACATGTAGGACATCTCAACCAATCGAACCACAATTTCATCAACCCCTAGGGGGGGACCAATCCCACGGAGGGGGGCGGTCTAACTGAGAGTACGTTATGGCAAAAACTAGTAAGCATTATTTTCGAGACGGCACTGTGCATACAGGGGGGGTACACAAAATGGCGGACGGGGCCCTGCATTCAGGGGCGCGTCACGGCAAAAACAGCAAACCTGTATTTCATTTCAAGGATTTATCTGCGACTGCCAAGAAGAAGGCTAGGAGTAAGAAGTGAAACGTAGGTTCGCTTCGGTAGCTAAGACCAAGTCTGGCGTCGCTAAGAAGTACCTGGCTGGTGCTAAGAACAAAAAGAAAAAGGAAGCGGAGATCCTCGACACCAAGGAGAGATACCGCAAAGGGTTACCCATTGACATTAAGAGAGTGAGTAAGAGCCGTGCCGACCAAAGCAAAACCAAAAGCAAAAGCAAAGCCAAAAGCAAAAAGTAAAGTGAGTCAGTCTGACGAGGCGTTCTTACGCAAGAAGGCTGAAGGCTCGCGTTTCAGTTACGGGACTCTGAAGAAGGTCTTACAGCGCGGTAAAGGCGCTTATTTGAGCTCTGGGAGCCGTAACGTGTCCATGACGGCATGGGCACGGGGTCGGGTGAACTCCTTTGTGAGCGGCAAGGGAGGGGCTCGTAAGGCGGATAAGGATCTACTGAGTTAGGAGGAGAATATGCCCAGTTCTAAGTACAGCCCGAAGCAGAAGAAGTTAGCTCGAGTAGCGAAGCCTAGGGACAAGATTACGGGTGCTGACTTTAAGGCGTTGAAGAAGTCGAAGAAGAAGAAATGACGGACGCGAAGTTAAAGGCTGCTGGTGTCAGTGGTTATAACAAGCCTAAGAGGACGCCGAATCACAAGACCAAGTCGCATGTTGTTGTGGCGAGGAAGGCGAATGGTGAAACCAAGACGATTCGTTTTGGTCAGCAGGGGGTCACTGGAGCGGGTAGTAACCCGAAGACGGCGAAGGAGAAGGCTCGGCGTAAGAGTTATTACGCTAGGCATGGGCAGAGCAACGATAAGTTTTCAGCAAAGTATTGGTCTCACCGGACCAAGTGGTAGTCGAAACAACAAGAGGTGATTAATTATGCCAATGGGTAAAGGAACGTATGGATCGAAGGTTGGTAGACCTAAGAAGAAGCCAATGGTGAAGAAGGCTAAGAAGAAGGTGAAGAGGAAGGCGTATTGAAGAACATCTTACTAGAGCGCTTTTGCTATCACCCCACAGCCACGTTGGGGGTTGTGCGTGTTGACGATGAGTTGTTTTACAGCGTTGAGCGACCTTGGTTAGACAATCGTGTGGGTGTGAGTTGTATACCTACTGGTGTTTATGAGATGGGTTGGCGTGAGTCTCCTAGGTTTGGAGAGACTTGGCACATCAAGGATGTTCCTGATCGGACATATATTTTGATTCATGTGGCTAATTTTGCACGGGATGTAGAGGGTTGCATTGGATTGGGATTGAGTTTGATGGGTGACACGGTTGCTGTGAGTGAGAGCAGGAAGGCGGTTGCTAAGTTTGAGATGCTGACCAAGGGTCAGGATTGTCAATTGACGATTGAGAATGATCCTTACGCAGCGTTGATTTAGTTATGCAGATTGAGGAAGTCGCCAGAAAGTTGAAGGGTAGCTTCCCGCTGTATGCTAAGAACATCCTTCGGATCATCACTAAGACGGGTGAGATAGAGCCTTTCAGGCTGAATCCCGGTCAACAGGCGATTCATAAGCAGCTAGAGGATCAGCTGAAAGAGCGTGGTCGCATACGTTCTTTGGTTTTGAAGGCTAGGCAAGTAGGTATCTCTACCTATGTCGAGGGGCGATTCTTCTGGCGTATCACTCAGACGCGGAATGCGAATGCGTTCGTACTGAGTCATTTGGCTGAATCGACCAATAGCATCTTCAACATGGTGCGTTTTTTCTACGATCAGGTTCCGCACCCTGCGTTTAAGCCGCCGATATCGAGTCAGTCTGCGCAGACGTTAGTGTTTGAGGGGCTGAACTCGCGGTATAGGGTGGGTACTGCTCGGTCTACTCAGACGGGTAGGGGTCAGACAAACAGGTTTGTGCACGGCTCTGAGGTCGCTTTCTATCCCCAAGGTGCCGATATTGTGGCGGGTTTGCTGCAGACTGTCGGGGCTGAAGGGTCAGAAGTGATCTTGGAATCGACTGCCAACGGTGCCGGTGGATGGTTTTACGACCAGTGTATGAAGAGTCTGCGGGGTGAGACAGAGTGGATTGTCTGCTTTGTGCCTTGGTACTGGATGCCCGAGTACGTCAGGAAGCCGGATCCCTACTTCGAAGCTACTCCAGAGGAGTACAAACTCGCTCAACAGTACAGGCTGACAGATGCACAGCTGTGCTTTCGTAGGGCAAAACTCGATGAGCTCGGGTCTACAGACCTGTTCCGGCAAGAGTACCCGTCTACGCCGATTGAAAGCTTTCTCACTTCTGGACGGTGTTTTGTAGAGGATGTTGCTCTGCGGGACGCCGAGAACGAGTGTTACACCGCGGACTTCAGGGGAGACTTCAGAAACGGTGAGTTGTCAAAGCACTCTGCTGGGCCCTACAAGGAATGGTGTAAGCCGATAAGAGATGACAGTTACGTCATAGGCGTGGATGTCGCAGAGGGTTTGGCGTATGGGGACTACTCATGCGCTCAGGTTCTGGATTCGCTAGGGCGTCAAGTTGCATGCTGGCACGGGCATATAGATCCGTTTGAATGGGGCAACGTGATCGGGGCCCTAGGTCAGAGATGGAACAACGCCTACGTTATTGTCGAGCGTAACAATCATGGTCTGACCACACTTCGTCGGTTGCAAGAGACGGGCTATCCCAGCTTGTTTGTTGAGTCTTCAGTTGATGGTGCCTATGGGGATCGGATGACTAAGAGAGGTGGCTTTCTAACGACCTCAAAGACTAAGCCGTTGATCATCGATAACCTTGCCGCACTGTTGCGTCAGGGTGAATCTGGCATCGCAGATAAGGAGCTGGTGAACGAGTTACGGACCTATGTCATTGACGAAAAAGGCTCTTTTAATTCGCAACAAGGTTGCTATGATGATCGAGTAATTGCATTCGCAATTGCTCTGCATGGACTCGCAAGCATGCCTCGCGCTCGAGGCAGCACCATTCAAAAACGCTACGCAAGTGTGGACAGTGTAGCCGGATATTAGAATGAGCGAGGTCCGACTAGTCGAAGACGCGCCGGAGGAGACGGACGGCAACCAAGAGCAGGAGATCACCACCCTGGGCTCCCGTTTGGCTGACGTATTCTCTGAGTACAAAGACTCTCGCAAAGAGACTGAGAACGAATGGTTAAAAGACCTTCGTCAGTTTCAGGGCATGTACGAGCCTGATGTCCTAGCTCGCCTGAACGAGTCAGGAGCTCGCAGTAAAGTTTTCGTAGGCTTGACCAGAACTAAGGTCATGGCTGCATATTCCAGAATTGTCGATCTGTTATTCCAGCACGGTGATTCTTTCTTTGGCATTGAGCCAACCCCCATCCCGCAAATAGATCCCCTCAAGTCTATGCAGATGAGAGAGCTGGCTGCATCGCAAGTGATTGCTGCTTTGGTGAGAACCGATAGTGGCATGGGTCCAGATGGGAACGAGGATCTCATTGAAGCGCGGATGCAAGAGCTCGAGGGCGAGTTCAGGGATGCCGAAGAGGAAATTGCTCGGGCCGCAGCGGATCAGATGAAGATCGAGATCCATGACCAGCTGGTCGAGGCGAATGCAGAGCAGAAACTTAAAGAAGCCATTCTAGAAAGCTGCATCTTTGGCTCGGGTGCTGTGAAGGCTGGGACGGTTAGGATCGATAAGGTTCAGAGTTATTCCAAGATGATGGACCCAGAAACCGGCATGTCTGGTTTTGCGTTGTCTCAGATAGAGAAGGCAATGCCCGAGGTTGAGTCTGTCAGTATTTTTGATCTCTACCCTGACCCTTACTGTACGACTTTGGACGATTGTGAAGGGCTGTTCCGGCGTCATGTGCTGACTCGTTCGCAGCTAAGAGACTTGGCTGACCGGCCTGGATTTGACGGCGAGATGATTCGCTACCTGATCAAGCACAACCGTCAGGGTAACCACACCGAAGAGGAGCATGAGAGAACACGCCGTCGTATAGCGGGGATCCATGACCATACGGAATCCTCTAACAGATTCGAAGTGATTGAGTACTGGGGTGAGATCGACGGCTACGAGCTCGAGGAGTACGGCGTAGAGATGCCGGAAGAGGCTGATCTAAGCGACTACTACAACAGCTGTGTTTGGTTCTCCGGAGGCAAGGTCATCAAGGTGATGTTGAATCCGATTATGGGAACGAAAATCCCCTACCATATTTTTCCCTATGAGAAGTCTCCCCATCAGTTCTGGGGCACGGGTGTGCCTCGCATGATGCGCGACTCTCAGGTGACGATGAATGCGGCGACTAGGATCTGGATAGATAACCTAGCGCTGAGCTCAGGGCCCATGATGGAAATCAATACTGATCTCCTAGCGGCCGGAGAAGATCCCACAGACATCCATCCTTGGAGGGTTTTCCTCCGAGAGGGTGGTGACGGCTCTATGCCAGCTGTGCGGTTCTATCAGCCCATCGCAAACGCGAACGGGCTCAACCAAATCGTGGAACTGTTTCGGCGCTTCGCAGATGAGACGACATCTCTGCCGTCGTACACCCACGGTGAACAGACCAGAAGCCTTAATAAGACGGCAACTGGTATATCGATGCTGATGGGCGCAGCCAATGTGGCGTTGAAGAGCACCATCAAGAACATCGATGATTTCTTGTTAGAACCTATGATTGAGGCTTTGTTCCACTTCAATATGGAGTTTGGAACCAATGAGAAAGCCAAGGGTGATCTCAAGGTAATCACCAGAGGTAGCACTGCTCTGGTACAGAAGGAAGTGCAATCCCAGCGACTACTCCAATTCTTGTCGCTTGTAAGTAATCCCATGGACGCGGCGATGGTGGATCGTAATCAGCTACTGCGAGATATAGCGCAAAGCTTAGATATTGATCCCGACGAAGTCATTAAGTCTGAAGAGAGGTTACAAGCTGAACAAGCACTCCAAGCTCAAGCTATCGCCGGAGCAAGCGCAAGCGGTTCTATGGCTCAGGAATCAGGACCAATGGAATTTGGTCTCGGACCTGTGGCGTAACCGACTAGCGAACGCTTCCGCGAACTTAGAACAAGCAGACGATACGAACTTTAGGTTCGAGCAAGGCCGTGTCCATGAGATACGGAATTTGCTCGAGCTCGAAGAACAGGCGAAAGCCGTTCTTGAAAAGGCGCGGACCCCTAGTGGGATATCCGCAATTCAGTAACGAACATCCCAGAGTGGACTCGTAGGAAATAAAAATGGCAAAGGTAAATCCAGAGCAACTTCAAGCAGAAGCCAAAGAACTGATGGATCAAATGACAAACGCAAATGCTGAGCCCGAGGCATCGGATACTGAGCAGGAGCTGGAGGAAGTGATTCAAGAAACACCCGAAGAACCAGAGGAGAGTGTTGAGGTTCAGGCTGAAGAGGTGAGTGAAGAGGAGTCATCAAGCGGCGAAGACTCCACTGAACTATCCGCTATCGATGATCGCATCGAGAAGGCGGAACGAGCTATGAAAGGCGCTCAGCGGAAAATGACTCAAGCCACTCAGGAGGCGGCAGATCTACGGAAACAAAACGATTCCCTGATCCAAGCTTTAGCTGAGCTAAAGAGTCAACTTGCAGAACAGTCTCGGAACACTGAAGGGCTGCAGAAGCTGAAGGAAGAATATCCGGATGTGGCATCACCCTTGCTGGACGAGATACAGCGACTGCAAGAACGGTTAGATGAACATTCCGCTTTGAACGTTAGAAGGGATGAGCAACAACAACAGCTAGAACAGCAACGTGCGATGGAAGCGCATTTTGATCGTATACGGCTAGTTCATCCGGATTTTGAAGATGTGACAAACACTTCAGATTGGGCTGTTTGGTTAGAGGATCAAGACCCGCTCACTCAGGAATGGGTGCAGCAAGGTAACTCTAACGACGTAAACGCTGTTCTTACTAAGTTCAAAGTAGACATGGGAGTCAAACCGGCAACGCCGCAAGAGAAGACTTTAGAGCGAGCAAAAGCGGTTGCAGAACCGAAGATGCCTAAAGCTCGAAAGTCCAATGTGGTTGGCGAAAAGAAAACCTGGACGGTTGATGAGATCAAGAGGATGCCTAACGAGTTATTCGAGAAGCACCAAAAAGAGATTTTGCAATCGTATAAGGCTGGACAAATTCGCCAATAGTTTTAACTCTTGTGAGGTAACTTAACATGGCATTTCCAACATTCAGCTCTGGACAACAGGCGTTCATACCAGAGATTTTTAGCAAGCTGTTGCAAGCTAAATTTTACAAGCAGTCTGTTCTTCCTGCGATTTCAAATAACGAATACGATGGCGAAATCACGGGTCAAGGCGACAAGGTAAACATTCGCACTACTCCTGCGATTACGATCAATGACTACACTGGTTCGATCTCGAATCAGAGCTTGACCTCATCAACGGTCGAGTTGCTCATCGATCAGGCGAAGTACTACAGCTTCTTATTGGATGATATCCAATCGACTCAATCAGACATCGATCTGTTAGAAGCCGCCAGTGCTGACGCTGCAGAAGGCATGCGTGTGGCAGTAGAGACTGCTGTTTTGGCATCTGTGGTATCTGGTGCAACTACGATTGAAAGTAGCACTACCACAATCACCGCAAGCAACGTTCTAGAGCGCATCCTTGTTGCTGCTAAGACGTTGGATGAATTGAACATCCCAGAAGAAGGCAGATTTATTGTCTTGTCTCCTGAGTTCATTTCTCTGCTCAAGCAATCAGAACTGCGTCAAGCAAATCTGACTGGTGATGACACGTCTCCTTTGAGAAACGGAAAAGTTGGTGTTGTAGATCGATTCACGGTCTATCAAAGCAACATGCTTTTCACTGATACCTCTGGTTCTACCTCTGGCGCAACTAACGTGCTGGCTGGTCATCCGAAGGCAATCACTTTCGCATCTCAGTTCACCAACAACGAAACCGTTCGACTCGAGTCAACTTTTGGCTCAGCCGTTCGAGGCTTGAAGGTTTACGGCTCTAAGGTCGTAACGCCAGACGCCCTTTACGTTTGTAAGTGGACCTAGAAATAGGGAAGGCACGGGGGGAGTTATCTCCCCCCATTTTCTCGAGGAATAATCATGTCAGAAGAGAATGTAGAAGCCCCTGAAGAAGAGGCGGTTCAAGAGGAGCTGATCGAAGAAGAGGTCGAGCAGGAAGTAGAGGTAGAGGAAGAAATGTCTGTCGAGGACATTCCGCCTGAAGTGCCTGAACAAGAAGATTCTGCTGAGCCCGTCACCAAAGATGAAATCTTCGAGGATGCCAAAGAAAAGTTTGATGTTGAGTTAGATCGACGCATGAAGCTTTCAGAGCTCAAAGAGCAATGGAGAAAGCTTGATGAAGGTCAGTCAATGGTCGAGGACGCTCCGAAGATGCGCATGCCTAAGACCGTTAGAAACGTCTTTACCGGAAACGTTTTGGCGTACAACGAATACTTCAAGGGTAACCCAGATCTCGAGATAATCGAGTGGGAGGACGGTGATGGCAACGACTAAAGTCGTAGATGTTCTGGATCGTGCTTCGATTATTTTGCAGGACAATACCAACGTTCGGTTCCCAAACGCTGAGCTTTTGAAGTTCTTCAATGATGCGCAGAAGGAAGTTGTCTTACATCGTCCTGACGCCAACATGCAGAACGTCAACAACTTCACTTGTGTTGCGGGTAGCAAACAGACCATTCCAACAACTGGATTGCGTTTGATTGACGTTGTTCGGAATGTCGGTGGTAGGGCGATTACTCAGGTAGATCGAAAGATTCTCGATGAGACGTTGCCTGACTGGCATGAGACTGCTGCAGATGCCACTCGAAAGATTGAGCATTTCATTTTTGATCCTGCAGACCCCAAAAACTTTTACGTTTATCCGAAAGCAACCACGTCGTTTGATCTGGAAATAATTTTCAGCGCGGCACCATCAGATGTGTCGATCAGTAACTTTAGTACAGACACTACGGTTATATCGCTAGACGATATCTACGCGAACTGCATTTTGGATTACATCCTGTTCAGGGCGTACCAGAAGGACTCAGAGTTTGCCGGCAACGCTCAGCGATCAATGATGCATTACCAGAGCTTCGCTAATGCGTTGGGTGTTAAGGCGCAAATAGACGGAGCTCTAGCTCCGGTTCCAACTACACCTGATGTAAATGTCGGTAGAGCGTAATGAAGTTCAGAGACTTCGCAAATTTGGTGAGAACCGAAGCGCCTGGGGCACCTGACTTTCTTATCGAAAGATCGGTAAGAGACACTGCAATTGATTTTTGTAGGCGCACTGGCGTCTACATTCCGGAGCCCGAAAACGTGACGGTAATCAAGGGTGTGAACGAGTATGAAGTCACCATGCCCAGTGGCACTGAGCTCAACTACATTACAGACGTTTTCGCCAATCAGGTGAAGCTGCAGCCGGTTAGTTACAACTTTCTGCTAGAGAAGCTTGGCGACGAAACGGAGCAGGGTACACCTCGTTACTACGCCCAGAGAGACAACACGTCTTTCTTTGTAGCACCAATACCCAGTGACACAGATACGTTTCGGGTTCTTTACTCTGTAAAGCCGACCAGCACATCTACCAGTTTGCCTGATGCGATAGCAAAGGAGCACCAAGAGACGATTACTCAGGGCGCACTCTATCGTCTGCAGATGATGCCAAACCAGCCGTTCACCAATCCTGGCAACGCTTCAAACAACAAAGTTTTGTACGAGCGAGAAGTCGGCAGAACGGTTCGGCAAGTCAAGTACGGCTTCTCCGGTGGGTCGTTGAAGGTCAGATATCGGGAGTTCACATAATGGCTTACAGCAACACTTTGAACTATGTGGTTGGGGATACGCTTCCTGAGCTCACGTTTAAGTTAAAAGACAGAAACACCGCAGCAAGTGGTGCAGTTCTAGATGAAGAGGACAGCAACACTTGGGCTCCCATATCGATTACCGGAGGTTCTGTAAAGCTTCGGATTCGTCCTGTCGGTGACACCAATCTTTCTGCAACCCTTACATGCGCGATTACTGATGGCGCTAATGGAACTTGTGCTACCGACTTTTCAGTATCAGGCGGTGGCAGTGTGTTCACGGCATCCGGCGTATATGAAGGAGAGGTGGAGATCACTTTCTCGGGTGGCGGCAAGCAGACGGTAAACGATCTGCTGAAGTTTAAGGTTCGGGACGATTTCGACTAATGCCCTCTCTAATTACCATATTGAGGGATTTGCAGCTCGACGCTGATGCTCGGGCCCTAGAGCTATTGTGCGAGAAAACCGACCTCCAAATGGCAGATGTCATTTTGGATCCGGATACTCTTAATCAATATTTTAGAAGTGGTCATATCACCACACTGCTTGATTCTCCTGCTGTTAACTTCTCAAAGTTAGCGGACTCCGATTCTTTCAGTATCGATGATGTTCCGGCATTAGGTTTAGGCTTAGGAAAAACAGATTCTCTATCTATGAGCGACACCCCGTTGGTGTCGGCTCAATTCAATCGATCCTTCACTGATGCGTTTGCACTAGATGACTTTACGTCTGTAGATGCCGTCGTTAAGGACATGGCAAACGCTAAAACAAACGTCTTTGGTTTTGCTGATGATCAGGCTTTTGGGATAGGTAAGGGACTGTCAGACAGTTTCAATTTCGCCGACGCCGTAGATTCTTTTGTGATCGGGAAAGGGCTGACCGACTCCCAGCCTATGACAGAGTCGCTGTCTAGAACTGTGCAGTTTGTTCGCTCATTCGCAGATGCTTTTGTTATGGATGACGCAGCGACGATTGACGCGCTGCAGAAAGATACGAATGCACTCAAGCAAAACATCTTTGCTATGGGCGATTTGTTTGCGCGTACCGTTTCTTACAATCGTCAGTTCGCGGACAGCTTCGCTCCAGTTGAGTCGCATGCCGTAACTTTTTCGAAGTCCGCGGCAGATGACACGTTCACCCTGTCTGAGTCTCTGGCATCAACGGTTGTATACAACAGAGCATTCAGCGACTCACAGGGTTTCGGCGATGCAGTAGATAGTCAGGATGTCTCTAAGGGTTTATCCGATACACAGGCACTGACTGAGGCTCACGTTTCCAGCGTCAGTTTAGGCAAGACAGATGCTGTAACTCTTTCTGAATCTCCAGCGTCAGATGTAGGCAAGGGTCTTACTGACTCTGTATCTATGTCTGAATCCCTAGCTAGAACTGTTGCTTACGCTAGATCGTTCGCTGATGCGTTCAGCATGGACGATGCAGCAACAATTGATGCTCTAGTAAAAGACAGCTCTACCGCCAAGACGAATGTCTTTGGGTTCTCTGACGCTCAGGAATTTGGTTTCGGCAAGATCGCAACAGACACTTTCTCTTTTGCTGACGATGAAGAATTTGAAGTCGGCAAAGGACTATCAGATTCAGTGACGGTAACTGAAAACTTCAGTTTCTCACTGTTTTCAAACGCGGCTATGAACGCCGCAGCCCTTAACGTTTCTCCCTTCAATGAATAATAGGAAGCAAAACTATGCAATTTGAAAGCAACATGGCGATGACAGGTCGATTGACCATCGCCCTCAACGACGAAGTCGTTCAAGAAGTAGATAACTTAGTTGTCACAACCGGCAAAGGCTATGTAGCCAGCCGCATGAAAGATGCGACTGCTACGGCAATGTCACACATGGCTATCGGTACTGGAAGCACTGCTGCAGCCGCGAGTGACACTGCTCTGGGTAGCGAGTCTGCCCGAGTAGCTCTGACCTCAACTACTGTGTCTGGTGCAGACATTACTTATGTGGCGACCTTTGCTGCTGGTACTGGCACGGCAGCGATCACTGAAGCAGCGGTATTAAACGCCAGCTCTTCAGGAACCATGCTGTGTCGGACTGTGTTCGCAGTGGTTAACAAAGGGGCATCTGACAGTATGACTGTGACGTGGACTGTAACCGCATCATGAGCCTATTAGAAATAGTAAGCACTTTAACAACGCTGTCTGTGGTTGCGTCCGCTATTTGTGCCGCAACCCCGACGCCGAAGGATGATGCTTTTATGGCGAAGTACGTTTACCCCGTTATAGAAGCGTTAGCTCTGAATGTGGGTAAAGCCAAGCAATAGGAATTTACGATGACCGTTAAGTTTACTAACAACGCATCTACCACAGTTGCGACAGGTATCAATTCGTCAGCTACGTCACTGACGGTAGCGTCCGCTTCTGCGTTCCCGCAGTTAGCCGGTGCTGACGATTACTGTTACCTGACAATCCAGCAATCAACTGGGACAGTTCGAGAGGTCGTGAAAGCGACCGCGTTGTCTAGTAATACTTTCACAATCGTAAGAGCACAAGACAATACCTCGGCTGGCACTTGGTCAGTTGGGGATATTGTCGAACTCAGGATGACAGCGGCTTTGCTCACAGACGTGATTGACGCCGCAACAGTGGAAGGGGTGAAGACTAATTTTCAGTACACCCCGACTGCTGGTCAGACAGTTTTTTCTGGGGCAGATAACTCCAGTAACACCATGATCATAAACCAGGCCGCTTTGGTCTCCGTTTATATGAATGGTGTGCGTCTGGTGCAAGGCACTGACTATAACGTGTCTTCGGCTAACAACACGGTTACTTTGA